TGTGTACTTTTCTACTGTAATATCTTCACTACCGGACATTTTGCTTAAAATATCCTGCCTGTTTTCTCCGTCCTCATTATTGAACGTCACGCCTACTACTTTCGTTCTGATTGTATCTAAAACCCTGCTACCAGATGCGGCAGCTGGCGCTGGCGTTCTGTTTCCGTTCTCTTTTCCTGCGCTTTTCTTTTTCAGTCCAAAATAGGCGCATACTGCCGCAATCACAATACAACCCACCCCACCTGTTATATTTCCAGACGGCAGCGCCGTTAAACCGCTTACTGCAAATAATGCAGCCACTACCAATAAAATTACCTTTTTCTTTGTCATAGTAAGCCCTCGCTTTCATTTCTACTTCAATTCTAAAATTTCATCAGCAGAGGCGTTAAGCTCTCTGCAAATTTTCGCAAGTGTTATTGCGTTTGGCGTAAGCTCGTTGTTTTCCCAGCGGCTTATATCTTTCTGGTATACTTGCAGGCGCTCTGCAAGTTCCTTTTGCGTCACGCCTGCCGCTTTTCGTGCTTTTTTAATGTTTTCGCCTAAATTCATTCCTTACCTCTCTTTTCTCTTGCCCTCAAAATGAAAGCAACCAGCAGCTTTGCCAGTCCTACTGCTACTAAAAATACTCCTAATTTTAAAAGCATACTCTTTACTCGGCTTTGGGTTTGTGTTATATTTCTTATAGGCGGCGGGCTTATCGCCCGCCTGTTGGTTAGGGCTTTCGCCCTAACCTATGTACTTACCAATTATGATAAGTATTGTTCCTATGATTAAGTCTATCACTGCACTGATTGCCAATTCTTGCCAGTTGATAGGCTTTTTCTTTTGTTTCTTTTTCTTACCCATTGTGCCGTTTCTCCTTTCCAGTGGCTTTGCCTCTTATTTGTTCTTATCTCCTTTCCATGATTTTATTATATACCTTTTTCGGTATATTGTCAACACTTTTGTATAGATTTCTAAGAAAATCGCAAAAAAATAGAGGGCAGACAGCGAACCGCCCACCCTCGAAAACTTAAGCTAATCTTGTGGCATAATCTAAGCTAATCCAGCCTGCGCCACTCTTCAAGCGTCCCCAGCCAGCACTTGCGCCCTGTCCGGCTTTCACTTCCACAATGGTAAATACTCCCTTTCCTGTGGTTTCTCCCGTCTTTGCATAGTTCGTGCCTGCTCCTGTTCTGATATTAAGGTCTAAAATATCTACCTGTACGCTAAACGGAACGCCTGCGCTTGTCTGCTGCCCCGCTGCGGTATATACCGCCTTGCCGTTATCATCATATACAGTATAACCCGCCTTGCAAGCGCTCTTTGCATTTTCCAGCGACGTAAACGCCCCCAGCTGGCTTGCTGCGTCCGTCCAGCTCTTGCGCACTCTGTAATACTTTGTACCGTTTCCTGCTGCATACTTTTTATAGTATCCCTCGCCGTACTCTGCACGCTTTTTCTTTACTGTTTCGCTCTGGTCTGCTGGCTTTTCATATCCAGTAAGAACGGCATCTATCGCTGTATCAAAATGTTTTCCCAGCTCTGCTGCGTCAATAAGCCCCTGCTTTGTGTTTCTTCCGTTCCCTTTCATTGCTTGCGTTTGCAAAATAGGTTTTAACTGGCTAAGCCCAGCTATGCTGTTCTCTAACTCTTCCTCACTCACGCAGATTTTTACATAGCCCTTGCCGATATGTTCAACACTCATTTTCTGCCTCTTCCTTTCTTCTAATCAGCCGTACCGATACCTCATAAGCTGTGCGCTGTTCTCTTTCTCCTGTGGCTGTATCAAGCACCTTTTCATACTGGCGGCTCTGATACCGTCCCAGCAGCTCTACAGTGTCGCCCTGCTGCCACTGCGCCGCCTCGTCTGCCTGTTCCTGCCAGCAGATGCACGGTAAAAAGCAGCTGCCGCCTGTAAGCTCATTTCTTACCTTTACCGTAATATCAGTAATGCGCTTGCCTCTCGGTGTTTCTCTGTATGTTGGCTTATTCGCTATAACGCCTCTTACTGCTGCCTCGTCCTGCTCTACTGCCTTTTCCGATACCGCCACAAAATCTGCCAGAATATATACCAGCAGTCTACCGCTCTGGAAGTCCTTAAGCGTCTGCACCTTACCTGTCAGTAAAAGCCTGCTGCCCTCTACAAATTCCTGCATAACGTCAAATTCTATGCCGTTGCAAGCCCTGTATGGTACGTCCTCTGCAAATACTACCGTTACCTCGTCCGGCACGCCGCTTGGTCTTACCGTTTCCAACTTTGCCATATAACCGCAAAACGGCAGCCCGCATAGCTGCTTAATTTCCTTAATCTGTGTAAGCGTTCCTACCAGTCCCGCTGCATTTCCCTTGATACCGCCACCTGTAAGCTCGTCCATGATTGCAGTATCTAAATCCCGTAAAAAATCCGGCTTTTTCTTTGTCATACTTCCTGCCCTTTCCTTTCTTATATGTAAATGGTGTAGTAAAGCGACATCTGCAAATCACTAAACTTATACTGTGCTGTCTGGTCTGGCTCTAATGGTTTCAAAAGCCCCAGCTCTTTCCAGCGTCTGTGCGTTATCTCCGGCACTGCTCTAAACTTCTTTACCTCATGCCCGCTGTATTTTCGGTATTCCTCGCTTATCTCATGGTCTGCAAACGGTTTGAACGCTGCCAGATACCCTACGTAAACCTCTGCTTTGCCCTCGATAATGCGCAGGCGGTCTGAACTCTCCAGCGTGCCTATAAATTCCTTTACTGTCACTGTCTGCCTCTCCTACTTCTCTGGCATTTCGTACAGCCTCGGTATTACTGCTGCAAACGGCTGTACGTCCATGCCGCCCCTTATTACGGCTGCACCGCCAGCCGTAAACAGATAGCTTACGCACGCTTTCTGTATCTCGTCCAGCACCTCTAAGCAGCGCTCTTTTGTGGCATACTCTCCAATTTCTTCTAAACACCCGTCACTTATGCAAATTACGTGGCGCTTTTTGTCTGCCTCTGCGCCGCCTCTCTTTTTCTTTATGTCCTCGTACTCTCCATACTCTACGCAGGCGTAATTACCGCCCAGTCTATACAGCTTTTCTTTATTCTGGCTGCGTATATATACCTCGCTCATTGTCTTTATCTCCTTGCCTCTAAGTTTTCCATTTCAGAAATGCAGTTTGACGGTATCAGCTCATAAGCTGCCGCCTCTATTTCTGTAAGCGCCTCTTTGTACTCAATGTATCCCCACGCCTGCCGTGCTATCTCTGGTACGTTCTGCCGTTCCTTAAAATTTTCTATATGTAAAATCTCGTTTCCCTGCGGCTTTGGAAATGTCCCCAGTGATAACGGGCGTAAAGGGCTGTAATATTTGTAGCTCATTCCCCTGCCCCGCTTTCTTCTTTATGTTCTTGGTAGCCCTCTAAGTAGCCTATTGCCTCTACGTCAATGTCCTTGCCGTCCTTACCGTCGTTGTTTATCCGAATTTTGCCGTAGTAGGCATAAATACAGCAGCCGTCATAGTCGTATACTCTTATGCTGCCCTCTGCGGCTGCCTCTGGTGTTTCAATAACCAGCGGCTCTGCCTGCTGCATCTGCGCTGCTACCTGTTCGTCTGTTACTGGCTCGCTGTTCTTTCCTCTGTACCAGATAGCCAGCATAAACAAAATGATTGCCAGCACGCCTGCCGCTATAACGGCTGCGCACTGTATCAGTTTCTTAACTGCCTGTCGTTTTCGTTTTCTCATTTCCCGCCTCGCTTTCCTCTATCATTACAGCCCTGCTACGCCGTTCTATCCCCGTAGCCATAAACGCTATTTTCATATCTCTTTCGTTAAATTCGTCGTAGTCTCCTACTGGTGCATCTTCTGGGAAAATCTTCTGTGCCTGTATGAAAGCGTCCATAAATGTACTTAATTCCTCATAAAATACGTTTCTGTAAAATTCAAACTCTAACTCTATTTCGATTTTCTGCGCTTTCGTGCAATATATGCCGATTTTCTGCCGCCGTCCGTATGGCTTGTATGCTGTTCTGTCAGATTTAGCACCCATGACCTTATACATACACTGCCGCAGCAGTTTTATTTCGTGCTTTCCGTTGTAGGAAAATATCGTATATTCATACTCTTCCTTTTGCAGTTCGTCTAAGGAATTTATACCGTTATCCTTAAGCAGCTTTGCAAGTTTCTTTTGCGCTGTCGTTTTCTCGCCGCCTACGCCCCGCTCTGCCAGCGCTTGCAGCTTTTTAATACGCTGTATTGTTTTTTCGTCCATGTATTGCCCTCTCTTCTGTAGCAAAATAGTAGTTGTCTACTATCAGCATTTTTTTACTGAAAAGGCACATAAGCCCCAGCGGTACGGTAATAACCGCTATTGTTATGTCGCCCTCTGTCGCCCATGCCGCCAGCACGGTAACTGCCAGCATTGCAAGCCCGTAGGCTTTCTGCTTAATGAAATACCAGCGGCGGGCTTTCTTTGCCTGCTCCCGCTGCCGCCTCTGCTCTTTTTTCTTTCGCATATCTGCTATGGCATCTGCATAGCCTCTCTGGTATGCGTCCTCTACTATCAATGCCTCTGCTGCCATTCTCTGCCTCTCTTCCTTTCGGCGGCGCTCTCTGTCTTTCCATGTGTGCCGCTCTCCTGTTCTGGCGTTTGGTTTTACCGTGCGGGCTGCTTTTCGCATTAAAAAGCAGCTGAAAACCTGTTGACTGTCCACATACTTTCTGGCTGGTATGACCGCCGCTATTTTTCCACGGTATACAGATTGCAGCTATTAGCCTGCTGCCCTCTGCCGCAGCTCGCCAAACTGCTACCTAATGCAGACGGTAGGACTTGAACCCACAACCATGCGCTACGTCTAGCACCGCCACGCCCTCAATACTCTTGCAATCCCTTTTAAGATAATGCGCACTCTTTTAAAACTTCTTGCCTTTTCTTGTGCGTCGTCTGCTTGTCGGCGGCGGTTGCCGCCTACATTTCCTCTATCTCTTTTTTTAAAAAGCTAAATATGTGTGCTATTACCTCTACTGTCCACCCGTCGCCGCACACATCTTGCATCTGGCTATAACTCAAATTATCTGTGTAGCCTATCGGCAACGTTTGTGCTAATTCTATTTCTCTTCGTGTCAAATACCTACAAAAGCCCCCGCACTCAATCAGCCCACTGTTAGGGCATCTATCTTGCTTTCTTGTTAAACAACCTATTTTTTCTGCTTTTGTTATATTGGTACAGTTTCCAGCTGTTTGTCTCCCCCCCCCGCCCCTCATTCCACATTCTCTCTCTGCTCGGTGTCCTCTTTACCTTAAACTCACTACAGTATTTCTCGTCCGTGTCCTTGTAATCTTGGAAATTTATTTTTCTATCTTCCGGCTCTGTAATTCCTTTTATATTGCTCCAGTAAATTCTATCCCTTAGCTGATAACTTACTAATTTTGAATTTATATGTATTCCGTTAACGCCTATATATTTATTAAGCTCTTCCTCGTCTTTTTTCTTCATTTTTACATTTTCGAGTAGGAAAAACTCTGGCTCTATTGTTCTCTTAAGCCTCAAATACTCATAGAACAATCGGCTTTTTTCTCCATTCAGCCCCTCTATTTCCTTTGTTCCCATTGACACTCTAGCAATGGAAAAGTTCTGACACGGACTACCCCCAATCAATAAATCAATTTTTCCGACATTAAAATCTCCGTTTTCTGTATGCAATATTCCGTCGTTATACCATGCCTTTCTAACATCTCCTATTTGTATCGTTCCTGGGTAGTTCCTCATTGTTGTTTCTATTGCGCATTTTTTTATTTCGCTTGCATAATATCTATCTACCTTTATTCCGGCTCTTTCTAATGCAATTTGACCACAACTTATCCCGTCAAATAAACTTAATACTGTAATTCCCATTCTTTCTCCTTTTATTTTCTAAATTGTTCTCTGCGCCATATCTGCACTGTACTGCTGCCTATTTCCACCACCAGCACCGCCCCTTTGCAGCTCGTGGTAAATCGTCGCTCTATGTACGTCCATAGCCTCTGCTATCTCGTCCGCTTTCTTTCCGTTCCTGCACATTTCCTCTATGGTCTTTCTGTCCTCATAGCTCAATCTCTTGTACTTGCGCGGCATTTCTCCCACTCCTTTCTGATTTTTGGATAAAAAAATAGTGCGATAGAGTTTTTTTAAGCTCTACCGCACTATGCTTTTTACTTCAATCTACCGTAAAAAAATAAATGCGGCAGAGGCTTCAATACCTCTTGTCGCATTTAATTTTAAAACTTATCTTTTTCTTTTTCGCTGTCCGCTTCGATCATCTCTGTCGTTCGAAACAGCTTAATTAATATACCATGTCCTTTTCTAATTGTCAATATTATTTTTATTTTTTATTTTATTCGCGCAATTCACACAATTCAGTTTTTTACTTTCTATCATAACTACAGTTTCAAGAATGCACTTCGAGCCACAATTTCCGATCTTACTTTTTAATAAAACACTACGTCTCCAATATTGTTCTTTTGTCTACTTACTGTTATAATTGCTAGACGGAGGTTCTTTTACTTATGAAAATACAGCTTTTATCAACATTAAAAAAATATAAAAAGGATTATTTAAAACAGGACATTTTCTCTGGTATCATTATAGTCGCTGTATCTATTCCCATTTCCATGGGATATGCACAGATTGCCGGGCTTCCTCCGGCTTATGGCTTGTATGGTTCTATTCTTCCTATATTATTATTCGCAATTTTTTCTACATCAAAACAATTTATTTTTGGTGTAGATGCTGCTCCCGCTGCTCTTGCAGGCAGTGCGCTGCTTTCTCTTGGTATTGTTCCCGGATCTGAAGCTGCGTTGAATTATATACCGATTTTGGCACTTTTTACTGGTCTGTGGCTTCTTTTCTTTTACATTATAAAAGCCGATCGGATTGTAAACTTTATATCAACCCCTGTTATGGGCGGATTCATCAGTGGAATCTCTTTAACTATTATCTTCATGCAGATTCCGAAACTTATGGGAAGCTCTGCAGGATCTGGTGAAATAATCGAACTTGCAGAACACATTTATGCCGCCAGTCAGGATTTCCACGGGCTTTCTCTTGGATTAGGACTTGGTACATTACTTATTATAAGAATATGCAAAAAATGGATTCCAAAATTTCCAATTGCAATTCTTATCATGGCTGCAGGCGTAGTATCTACTGTGTATTTCCATGTTGACGCAAAGGGTGTGGCACTGCTTGATTCTGTTGGAACCGGACTTCCGCCATTTTTCATTCCTGACTTTAGTCAGGTAGATCTGACTCAGGCTGTTGGGCGTGGACTGATGATTTCACTGGTCGTAATGGCTGAAACTTTGCTTGCAGAAAACAATTTTGCTTTCCGCAATGGTTACAATCTGAATGACCGCCAGGAAATCTTAGCCTGTGCTGCCGGTAATGTTGCCTCTGCATTTGTAGGTTCCTGCCCGGTGAATGGAAGCATTTCCCGGACATCTATGAACGAACAATATGGCGGGCACTCTCAAGTTGTTTCCATTACTGCAGGCATTACTATGGCAATTCTACTGTTATTTTTCACAGGCTTCATTGGATACCTGCCGATTCCGGTTCTGACCGCAATTGTGATATCCGCACTTATGGACGTTGTAGAGGTTCATTTATGTATCCGCCTCTTCCGACTAAGCAAACAGGATTTTTCCATTTTCATGGCAGCCTGTATCAGTGTATTATTTTTAGGAACAATTTACGGTGTGCTCATCGGTGTATTGCTTTCATTCTTTGCTGTTATCACAAAATCCGCGAATCCAACTCGTTCTTTTCTTGGTGTGATTCCCGGAAAAGATGGATATTATGACCTTATAAGAAATGTACATGCGTATCCTATCAAAGGTGTTGTCATGTACCAGTTTAATGAAAACCTGTTTTTCGCAAATGTAAAGATTCTTCAGGAAGATCTTGAAGATGCAGTCAGTCCAGATACGCAAGTCGTAATCATTGACGCAAGAGCAATCAACAACATCGACATTACTGCTGCAGACCGCCTTGCGGAATTATCTTCGCGTCTGACAGACCTTGGAATACATTTTTATATCACTGAACATACTGAAAAATTGAACCAGCAAATGCGTCAGTTAGGTGTTGAACATCTGATTCGCGAGGGACATGTCCGCCGGACAATACTGGCTGCTCTTCACGACGCAGATATTTACGCTCCATATGAACTGGATATCCCGGATTCTGAAAAAGAAAGCGTAAAACTAAACCTGACATTTCTTCCTGCAGAAGATGAAGATACACTGGAGGAATTTGCATGGGCTTATGGTGATCAGGTAGTCGAGGAAATGGAACATGAAGTTCACCACATCTTAAATCATATTCACGGATTAAAGGATATTGAAGAGATTCTTGAAAACGGTCTTGTAGACCACCTTGAAAATTGGCATTCTCTTGGTGCCTTTGATGAGGACGAATTACTTCGCCGTATCGAGCTTCATCTCAATGAGTTGTCACAGGCACTGGCAGAAAACCAACCATTAGTTCTTCAGTTAATTGAAAAAAGAAGACGTATTTTAAGAGACCGTGTTCTACGTGAACATCCGGAAGTCTTCGATAAGTTACAGAAACATCGTCGAAAGCTTGAAGAACGATTAGAACTTCAGCGCGCAAGCGTAGAACCTCAAGAACAAACACCTCAGCCAAATCAAACTTTTGAAAAAGAAGACGTTCCAGCTCAAGAATCTGATGTGGCACAAGATTCCGATGCGGCACAAAATTCCGATGCGGCACAAGATTCCGATGTGGCACAAGATTCCGATGTAGCACAAGATTCCGATGCAGCACAAGATTCCGATGCGGCACAAGATTCTGATGCGGCACAAGATTCCGATGCGGCACAAGATTCTGATAATGTACAAAAAGAATATGAACTTGACGAGAATACTGCCGAACAGGAATCCAATCTTGAGCGACAATTTCTAGAATATATTCGCCGACATTAATTCAAAGATTTCCACTAAACGCATACAAAAAAGGCAACACATACACGACGCATGTGTTGTCTTTTTTTCGTTCAATATTTCTATTTTTTCTCTTTGTTACTTTCATATTCTTTCAATGCTTTTAATGCCTGACCACCCATGAGATACAGAATTCCAGTGTTAAATATGGTCATAAGACCAATTCCTACATCCCCCAGATCCCAAACAAATGTATAAGCTGCAATTCCGCCAATGAACAACATTACAAGTGCAAGTACTTTATAAGCAGTCTGCCAGAACCATTTATCACCAAAGAGATAAGATACATTACTTCTTGCGTAAAAGAGTATTCCTAAAAATGTCGAGAAACTGAATAAAAATAATGTAAGTGCTATAAAGATTACACCAAATTCTCCAAGATGATATTTCATTGCTGACTGTAGTAAATCCATTCCAGACTTTCCGGCAACTACATTTTCCGGTGCCAACAGCATGATCATTGCAGTACAGCTACAGATCACAATGGTGTCAATAAATACTCCCAACGCCTGTGTAAGTCCTGCTTTTACCGGAAAATCACATTCTGCTGCCGCTGCCGCACATGGTGCTGATCCAGAACCCGCCTCATTTGAAAACAGACCTCTCTTTACGCCGTTCATAAGAACTGCACCAAATCCTCCAGATACAACCTGTCTGATTCCAAATGCCTCCTCAAAGATCCGACCAAATACGCTTGGAATACTTTTCATATTTATGAGAATAATAAAAATTGTAATGAAGAAATAACATACAGCCATAATCGGCACGATCAGGTCCAGAACTTTTACCGTCGCGTTTTTACGAAGGACAATCACTGCCGCAACTGCAACAAGGACAATCGTTGTATAAAGCGGTGGAATATGAAATGCATTTTCAAAAGAAGATGCAACTGAATTACTGATTACCTGGCTGATTCCACACCAGCAAATCAGACCGGAAATTGCAAACAGAACGGCAATCAAGGTATGATTTTTCTTTTTTCCTGTCTTTTCTTCCATATAATGATGAATATAGTAAGCCGGACCTCCACGGTATCCTCCGTAAAGTGGATCTTTTTCTTTGTGAATCTGTGCCAGCGTTGCCTCTACAAATGCTGTTGAAGAGCCAATCAGGGCTGTCACCCACATCCAAAAGACTGCTCCTGCACCTCCTGCGGAAATTGCAGCTACAACCCCGACAAGATTTCCCATGCCGACTCTCGTCGCTGTTGATACGATCAACGTCTGAAACGTGGACAGATTGTCTTTATTCTCCTTCTTTGACATCAGTGCCCGAATCATATCCGGGAACAAACGCAAAGGTAATACTTTTGTGCGCACTGTAAAACAAATCCCTGTCGGAATCAATAATATAATCAGCAATGAAATTCCCACACTCTCTCCACCCGGCAATGGAACATGTATCAAATCTCCCCACAATAATGCATAAATTCTTTCAATTAACGATACAATCAT